CACCAGTCTATTGTATAGACTATTTTGTAGAATTAGTCAACTTTGTGCCTTTAAACCAAGCTGGTAAACCTAGTAAAGGTCTTTTATCTAAAGCATTTTGTTTAGCCATTTTAGATCCTGATTTATTGTAGTGTAAAAATACTTGACCACAATCTTTACCAGTAAATTCTTCTCTCCAATGTTCTAGATCACATCCAGAATATATTAACATATCACCTGGTTCTAAATCTACTTTAATACCTGCTTGTCCTTTTTTACCTGTAGGATCAAGATAGATTGGCCATGGTTCACCTCCTAGATTTAAAGTTGTAGATATCTCACAAGAATATCTATCTTTGTGTCTAGCCAAGATGTCTCCTTTTTTATAAATTCTTGCATAAGAATATGTTTCAGATAATTTTAATTTTGTATGTTTTTCCATAACAGGTTTTACTTTTTGTAATAATGTTTCCATTACAAGATCACCATAATGTGAATATGTGTTTGGAACTTGTTCATCATTCCACACACCCCAATACTCTGTAAACGGTGATATGTATTTTGAATCAAATAAAACCCTAGCTACATTTCTTTTATTTAAAAAATAAGCATAACAAAAATCAGCCATTTCTTTACTAATTGCGTTTTTTAAAACACTGTATTTATTTTTTTTGAACGACATTTAAAACTCCTTTTGGTATCGCTTGGCAGTTCCAATGTATAAACCTAAAAGGTTCATATCCCATATCAACTATATATTGATGTGGCAAATACGATGGAAAAAATATCATTCTGCCTGGTTGAACTTTATAATGTATTTGTGAACTTGCAAACGTAACTTTTGCTTTATCTTTCTCTGGTAAAAGATTCATAATATTACCAGGTCTTGGATCTTCAAATAATGGCATAGATGTTTTTTCACTTGCTTTTAAAAAATAAAAACCAGATATATGTCCATTCCAATGTGTGTGTAAAGTATGGTGTCCTCCACCGTTTTTAGCAAACTCTTGAACCCACATTTCTGTTATAAATACTTGATAATTAGTTAAGTCAAAACCCATCTCCTCTAATAAATTATGTGATGTAGCACCTACATAGTTTTGTAAATCTTTAAATTTAGGATCATTAATTAATGATGTTGAATGAAATACGTGACCCATGTCTCCTTTATTTCCAAGTTGTTTATTTCTTTTATCTATACTTTTTTTTAAATTTTTTTGTGATGCTTTAATATAAGAGTCTGACGCTTTATTTAATTTATTAACAAATTTAGGTTGATCAGCCCACCATATTGGACATGAAAAATATTGTTCTAAGTTTAATTTTTTTGGAAAAGTCATACTCATTTATAAGGCCATCCTAAATTCCATATAACTAAACTATATCTTGATCCTTTTTTAACTGGACATACTCTATGCCAAACAAAACCAGGAAATACAACTAAAGATCCTTTAGGTAATATCTCGGTGCATTTTCTAATATTAGGTTTTTTATCTGGATCTAAATTTCTAAAATCAAATTCTAACTCACCACCTTTATAATTTTTTGGATCTGATAAACTAACCGTTACAGATAATTTTCTTATCTTGCCGTGAGAAGGTGTATTAGGTTGATTATATGGTCTATCCCAACCATCACAATGCCAATCATAAAACTGACCTTTTTCATACTTTGTAAATTGACAAGACTCTGAAAAGTCCCATTGAAAATTCCAACCTGCGTTTGCATTTGCTTGATGGACATATGGTTGTATTTCTTTGTATATCCATCTATCACTCATCCAAACAATATTAGAATCTCTTTTTTGTTTTAAATCTTTTACTTGTGATTGGTTTAATTTTTTACCGCCATACCCACCAGTAACAGCCATTTGATCTTGTAATTGTTTTCCATAACGAACAATTTCATCACATATCCTAGGAGGAATTGCTGATTGGAAATACCAATAATAGTTTGTTAAGTTCATATATCTTTATAAACTTAATATAACATCTATTATGTAACTGTCAATGTTCCTGAAACTGTAAAAGTCATTAACTTATCACCACCCGGATGAGTAGTAACTGTATTATCACCAGGGGCTACTGCATATGTTCTTGCGTTTGGTCCTCTAAGAATTACAATCCCAGATCCTCCAGTTCCACCAAAACCTTCTGATCCACCACCAGCTCCACCACCGCCACCACCTGTGTTTGCTGTACCAGGTGTAGCATTACCACTTGTTGCTCCAGCTCCTCCACCACCAGCTCCACCAGATCCAGCGTTAGCATTAAAACCACCACCACCTCCACCACCAGCATAAGTTGTAGATGGACCTAAAATATCATTTGGTGCACCAGCTCCACCAGCACCAGATGCAGGGTTACTTCCAGCTCCACCTGCAGCAGTTGCTCCACCACCGCCACCAGAACCAAAATTTCCTGAAGGTGAAGCAGGAGTTTGACCTGTTCCACCTGGATTTCCTTGAGGAGGACTTACTGGAGGAGTATTTCCAGATCCACCAGCTGTAGGTGTAGGACTGTGTGCAACTCCACCACCACCAGAACCTCCATCACCACCTCTTCCACCTCCTTCAGGACTTGGAGTTGATCTACTTCCTCCACCGCCACCACCAGCAGAAGTTATTGTTTCAAAAACTGAGTCACTACCAGTACCACCTCTTCCAGGTGATGCAGGTGCGGGACCTGTTGCGCCTCCAGCTCCAACTGTAACATTAAATACGTTTCCTGAAGCTATGTTAGAAAAAGGTAATGCAGATCCTCTTAATGGACTTGGCCCATAACCAGATGCTCTATATCCCCCAGCTCCACCTCCACCGATTCCAGCGTTAGCTCCTGTGCTACCACCGCCGCCACCACCAGCTACTACTAAATAATCTAAACTATATGGAGCTAATAATAATTGAGGCCATGTTCCAGCAGATTTGGCACTAAATTGACTTTGCATTGACCACACACCACTTGCTTTACTTAATTCTTTTACAATAACAACTCCAGGACCACCATTAGCTCCATTATTTGGAACAGCACTACCTGTGCCTCTTCCACCACCGCCACCTCCGGCTCCTCGATTTGTTCCACCTGCTGTAGCACAACTAGGTCCTGTTGAACCTGCTCCACCACCACCTGATCCTCCAGACCCTGCACTATTAGGATTGTAGTTTCCACCACCTCCACCACCGGCATAAACTCCACAACTTGGTAAACTTGTTCCTGGGTATAAAGGACTTACATCTGTTCCTGCTCCACCATTTCCACCTCCAGATGATGTTGCATCTGCACCAACAGCTCCAGCTCCACCACCGCCTCCTCCACCAGTTTGACCTGGACTTGGACTTGGTCCTGCATCACCTCCAGCATTTCCTTGATTTGTTGTTCCTGTTCCACCTTCTCCAGTTGAACCACATAAATAATAACCGCCACCACCACCTGATCCACCTGATGTACCACATCTTTGATCAATAGAAGCTCCGCCTCCACCACCAGTAGCAGATAAACATCCTACAGTAGACGCTCCACCATCACCACCACTTGCAGGTCTTGGAGCTTTTGATCCACCTGCTCCTACTGTAACTGAAATAGTTCCACATGCATTTGTTTCACCTGTTAAAAGTCCACCAGCTCCACCGCCGCCACCAATTTCAGCTCCACCTGCACCACCACCTGCAACTAAAGTTGCTTGAATAATTCTAGTTCCTGGTTGTGCACAAATATTTCCGCTTGATGTTTTAACTGTAACAGTGCATTTTCCAAACGAAGTCTTATTCGTTTTTCCAATTACTCCACCGTTTGCTGAGCCAGATTTATTTCTTGGCATTTAAGTGTCCCCCTATTCGGACACCCAAGCTGTGCCATTCCAATTAAATTTGGTAGGTGTTTCCGATTCGTCGTTTGATTTGAATGCTTCCCAACCTTTAGTATTGTCAGCTTGATATTTTGTATCGTTCCAAGATATTCTATATATCCATTCAGGTTCTGCTTGACCATCATCTGTAATAGACGGGTAAGCAATTGGCGCTTGCCAATCATCATTTGAATCTAATGACCATGAAGCATAAGGTTGTTGCACTAAAAACTTATCTTTTACAGGATCATATATCATTCCAATTCCTGCGTATTGTTTTCTAAAATTATTGTTATAAGAAGTTTGTTTCCAAATTCCACCTTTAAAAAAATTAATGCACCAGTTTTCTCCATCCACGTGCATATCATTTTCTCCTAATGGTCCTGCTGCAGTATCTACATCGTTGCCTACAACAACAACTCTTTGTACTACTTGATGTGAATCTGACGTAAATCCTGTAGGATCTGTCATTGCTTTTAATTCTGCGAAATGTGCCATATTTTTACTCCTTAAATGTTATACTTATAATTTAATTTTAACTTATAGTCAACGTTCCAGATACAGTAAATCTAGCTACTTTACATCCTCCAGCTGGCCCTGGTAATGTTGATAAAGTATTATCTCCCGGTGCAACCGCTGCACAAGTTGATCCTGGTACACGAACAACTACAACACCTGATCCACCATTACCACCTGTTCTTGTAACTGTTGGTGTTGAATCATCAGAAGTGGTTCTACCTCCACCTCCTCCACCACCAGTGTTGACTGTCCCTGCTGCAGAAGGTCCACCATCTCCAGCTCCTCCGCCTCCTGCTCCACCACAACCAGTGGAAGCTGGCGATCTTCTTGCTCCACCACCGCCACCTCCAGCGTAAGTTACATCTGATCCAGTTATTGTATTTGGAGCACCTGCACCTCCATCACCACCTTTTGGTGTTGCACCATTACTTCCAGTAGCAGTTGCTCCTCCACCGCCACCTCCAGTATCTCCATTGTCAGGTGACACATTATTTCCTGCGCCTCCATTATTACCTTCAGGAATTGTAAAACTACCTTTATTACCATTACCACCAGAACCTAATCTACCTCCACCACCTCCTGATCCTCCAGGAGCACCACCTTGTGGCGATGAACCATTAGTTGCCTCACCACCTGCTCCACCTCCTGAGGACGTTATACCAAAAAAACTAGATGAGTTACCATCAGAACCAGCTCCATTTGGATGACTACCAGATGTACCTCCTGCACCAACAGTAACTGTATAAGTTCCTACTCCTAAAGTAACACCTGATCTTTGTAATGGTGATGGACCATAGCCGGATGCTCTATATCCACCAGCTCCACCTCCACCATATCCTGTAGCAGTTCCACCTGATCCGCCTCCAGCTACAATTAAATAATCTGCACTAACACCACATCCTGAATCTAAAACTGATAAAGTTCCTGAAGCTGTAAAACTTGCAACTTGTCCACCATCTGGTGCTTCAGATACTGATCCCGCACATCCTGGACTTGCAGCAAGTATAACTCCTACACCTGAAGGTGCTCTTGCAATAACGATACCTGAACCACCAGAACCACTTGTTCCAGTAGCACTTGGAGAACCTTGTGCACCACCTCCACCACCACCAGTATTAGCTGTTCCAGAAGTACCTGATCCAGAAGCGCCTGATCCAGCGGCTCCACCACCACCTGCACCGCCACTTCCTGGACTATCTCCAGTTGGAATTTCAGATCCACCACCTCCACCACCAGCGTAAGTTGTTGCTGTTCCTGTAATTGCGTTTGGTGCTCCTGCTCCACCCGGACCACCAGCTCCGTTTCCAGCACCTGGAGAACCTGATCCATCGCCTCCAGCTGCAGTAGCTCCACCACCGCCACCTGCTTGATAATATCCTCCAAGTGATACTGCATCTCCTCCTGGATTTCCTTGTGCAGGACTAGTAGGTGGTGTATTTCCTGCTCCTCCTGAACTAGTAACAGCTCCACCACCACCTGATCCACCTGTATTTCCAAGTTGGTTTGACGGAAATGGATTTTGTTGTGCTCCACCAGCACCACCACCATTTGATGTTATTGTTGAAAAAACTGAATCTGATCCATTATTACCTTTTGGTAATCCTGGATTGTCGGCAGGTAGAGTACCAGTAACACCAGCTCCACCAGCTCCAACTGTTATTGGAAAAGTTCCTAAACCTAAACTTAATGCTGTTCCTTGTAATGGACTTGGTCCAAATCCTGATGCGCGATAACCTCCTGCACCTCCACCACCACCTCTAAATGAACCACCAGAACCACCACCGGCAACTACCATATAATTTATTGACACTGATCTTGAAATCCAATTACCAGCGTCTACTTCATCTAATACTGTATTCATGTCCCAAACACCTGATGCACATTTAGGTGTTGTTTCTTTTATAACTACGATTCCTGAACCACCTGCTTTTCCAACACCACAAGCTCTGTTACCACCACCGCCACCACCGCCAGTGTTAGCTGATCCTGCTGTTGCTGCAGTTGATCCTGGACCACCTCCATTTCCTCCACCACCAGATCCTCCACAACCTTTTGTTGCAGTTCTTGCTGCACCTCCGCCACCACCTGCGTAAGTTACACAACTTCCTGTAATATCGTTTGCTGTTCCTGCTCCACCGTTTCCTGCTTTGGGTGCAGCTGCATTTCCCCCTGTAGCACCAGAACCACCACCGCCACCACCACTATCATTTGTACCAGAAGTAAATCCATTTCCGCCAGCGTTTCCTTGTGAGGGACTTGTAGGAGGTGTATTTCCTGACCCTCCTGTTTGAGGTGATTGATTTGATCCTCCACCACCAGAACCACCAGTTGCACCAGCCCCAGGAAAAAAAGCACCACCTCCACCACCTGTTGATGTCATAACACCACAAATAACTGAATCACTACCACTTGCACCTACTGGATTTCCTGTTCCTGGATTAGCACCTTGTGCTCCTCC